CGCAAGAACCTGCCCTATGATCAATTGATTGACGAGTCTAACTTCGCTTGGGTGCACGTCAGTTATCGGGCTGACGGGGATAACAGGATGCAAGTTCTTAAGTTGTAGACTATGTTGGTTAGAGTTATGAACTGGGTAAGCCGGCATATATTGCTGGCTCCTTTCATGTGTTTGTTCCTGTTGTTCGGATCATGTGGCAGCTCGCATAAGGCTGTCAAATCTGACACAGAAGTAATCAGGAAGGACAGTGCCAGTGAAACGGTCAACATCGTACACGGATCAAGTACCTCTTTGAGCGAACTTATTACCACTAATAGTAACTATGTGATTGATTTTCGTATCTATGATACCCGAAAACCGCCCGACAGCCTGACCGGGAAACCTCCGTTACTGGCTGATGGTCACGTAGAAGGTGATTTCAGCAAGAATAGAAAGAAGGAAACTGCAACCAATGACAGTACGGAGGTAAAAGCTGACAAGGAAACCACTTCCGATATTCATGAGAAAACCAAGACTGAAGGGGTAAAAGAGAAAAAAGAATCCACTTTACTTAAACAAATTGGTTTTGCCTGTGTTTGTGTAACCGTTTTGATTGTCGTTATGCTGATAGTAAAACATTGGCGCAACAGACAATCTTTATCATAAGACTTTAAATTTATAAATTGAACTATCCTGGCTCGTGATAAGTCAGGATAGTTGTTTAAATACAATTTTCCAATTGGATTACACAATCAACTGAAAAGAATAGAATTTTATGTAAATCTGTATAAGGAATATAGCTATTTGAAATTAAATGAATTAGAAAAATCACCTTGTTTGGAGGTAATGATTTGGCAACCGTCTCTATTGCTTTGTTTTACTTCATAGAGTAACTCTTTCAAGTACAAAAGTAGTATTTTTTTCGATACTATACGAAGGTTACCAAATTAAATTTTATATTTTTGCAGCGTATAAACAACGATGTGCAAAACATAATATGTGCAAGAACTGTATAAAAGAGGCATTAGCAACAAGAGGCATCAGCCAAACGGAATTGACAAATAGATTTGGAAAGACTTTCAATATGGTCAATCTGTATGCATCAAACAAAGTGCAACCTCCCATTCCTGTGCTATATCAAATTGCAGATATTCTAAAAATGGATGTACGGGAATTGTTGTTACCTAATAATGGAATCACTCAATCTTAAACGTACAATGTATTTGACAGAAGACGAAATAAGAGATAACGCAAAAGTTATACTTGGCTTTGACGAAAAAGACCCTAATGTGAAGCAAGGAACAGGGCAAATAACAACTTTCAATCAATTGGGCTTTAAAGGCGTGTCAGACAAGCCTGATGGATGGTATCTGCCCAATGACAAGCAAGATATAGCTATTATTTTGGAAACGAAATCTGAGAAAGAGGATGTCTTTTCAGAAAAACACTATGCGGAATTAGTAAAAAATATAGAAATAGCAGCCCTGCAATACAAACGTGTGGTGGGCATTCTTTACAATGGAACAGATGTCCGTGTTATAAAGTACATCAAAGGAAGCGAACAATATGAAGAAATAGCGGATGTTGCTAAAACACTCCAAAACAAACGATATTACATCGCTCTGTTCAAGGAGAATCGGATTAATAAACAGTTGATATATTCGCTTACTAAGAAAATAAACGATTGCTTGCATGTCCAATTTGGTATAAAGAATCTATACCATAGGATGATTATCACAGCTTGTGCATTGGTAGCAAAAAGATATGGAGCAATGCTTGAAAAGGGAATGGAATATTCTCTCATGACATCTTCCATACTGAATACCTTGTCTAAATCACTCGAAAAAGACCGAAAGCATAACTTGAAATTAGACCTTCTTGTTGAAGTCTATTCAGAAATAAAGATGAATATGACAAATAACCAAGAGGCAATAGACAACTTCATAACGTGGGTCTCTGAAATTTCTGATTGTGTCAATTCCGATTATTGGAACGGTGAAGATGTAATGGGAATATTCTTCAACGAGTTTAATCGTTACAAGAAAAAGTCCGAGAGCGGTCAGGTGTTCACACCGGACCATATTACTTCTTTTATGTATAGACTTATTGAGGTAAACCAGCACGACCGAGTGCTTGACGCAACATGTGGCTCAGGTGCTTTTCTTGTGAAGGCTATGTGTAATATGGTGAAAGAAGCTGGCGGTGTAAACACCTCGGAAGCAATGACGATAAAATCAAGCCAATTATTCGGAATTGAGTTTGACAGGGAAATTTTTGCGCTCGCCTGTGCGAATATGCTCATTCACAAAGACGGGAAAACAAATCTTGAACAGTTAGACACACGCACCGAGGAGGCTTGCGAATGGATTAAGAGCAAGAAAATAACAAAGGTGTTGATGAACCCTCCATACGAACGAAAGTACGGATGTTTGAAGATAGTAGAAAATGTATTGAAATCTGTACCTGTTGGAACAAAATGTGCATTCATCTTGCCTGACAAAAAATTAGAGAAAGATAATACTGATAAAAAGTACGGCAACAAACTTTTGAAAAACAATACACTCACGACAATAATTAAACTGCCTGAGAATTTGTTTTTCGGGGTCGGGGTAACAACTTCTATCTTCGTTTTTGAGGCAGGGAAACCACAAAATGGACGCAATATCATAGGTTATTATATTGAGGAAGACGGTCTGGAAACTGTGAAAAACCAAGGTCGTCAGGACACGAAGAACCGCTGGCAAGAAAAAGAAAACTACTGGATTGAAGCTATTAGGGATGGAGCAGACCCTCTATATGATACCCGCCAGATTATCGCCCCATTAGAACATCTTTCCTATCAAATGCCAACCGCCCCATTTGAAATATTTGAGGAAGATTTCGTCAAGACTATGATGGACTATGAAATGTTCCAGCGTGGAATTGATTCTAAAGATTTTTGCGAGAAACTGTTAAAGAAAGTCCTATATTCCAGTTTAATAGAAGATACAGGACAACACATTAATATTTCTATAAATAAAGACAACAAATGAAACAAATAGATATTTTAAACTGGCATGAATTTGTAATACGGGATTTATTTGAAATCAAGAGACCTGAAGCAAGAAGCCAAATGGATTATGATGAAGGTGAGGTTCCATTTGTTGCTTCTGGTAATTTCAATAATGGTGTTCTTAAATATCTTAAACCCAAAAATGATAAAGACATTGATTTAGGAAATTGTATTACAGTTAGTCCAATAGATGGTAGTAGCTTTTACCAAGAATGTAATTTTCTTGGTAGAGGTGGGGCTGGAAGTTCAATCATATTGCTATACAATCCAAAATTAAATAGGTATAATGGTAATTTTATTGCTACTGTTATTCGTTCTGTGTGTAAAAAATACATGTATAGTGATATGGCCAATAAAGATGTTATTGGCTTAGAAAAGATTAAACTTCCTGTTTATAGTTCTAGTGAGCCAAATTGGGAATATATGGAGCAATACATGAAAAACATCGAATCTCAAGTACGGATGTCTATAGATAAGTTAACAAATGTTATAGGGGGGGGGTAAACGGTTAAATATCAATGCTTGGAAAGACTTTGCGGTTGGCGACTATTTCAGTGCCATCAATACAGGCAATATTCTAAGTCGTGACATAGTAGATGGTTCGGGTTCTACTCCCTTTGTTACTGCAAGCAGTGTTAATAATGGTGTGGCGGCTTACATTGATGCTTCCAACTATGAAATAATCAAAGGCAATTGCATCCTGATTGGCGGAAAAACATTCACACTGACTTACCAAAAGAATGATTTTGTTTCTAACGATAGTCATAACATAGCTCTATATAGTAAAAGTGTTAGCAATGAACAAGAGTTACTTTATATTATCACTGTATTGAGTTGTTCCTTAAAACACAAGTACAATTGGGGAGATGCTGTAACTAAAGACAAACTTCTTGCACAAAAAATCAGTCTGCCTGCTGATAACAAAGGAGAACCCGATTGGGGTTATATGCGAGATTATATACAATCCATTCAAAAGACTATTTCGTGTTCTCCAATCTTAGTGTAAAAAATAGTTTATTATCTTATTATAGTGATATAGCAACACTCAGAGAGGTAGCAAACTATTTGGAACTATTCAATGTGCATACTTGCTATCCCCTAATTGGATTTGTTTATATGTGGGGTAGAAGCCAATCTCATAACAAAAATTACTCCTTGTTTTGAGGATCTATTGTAATACACAATAATGTGACAACAAATATTTTTAGAAATAGGCAAATCCCTTTGAACAAATCCATTGGTATCTTGTTCAATAAAATGTGAAGTAGATTGTCAAAAACGAAACTAATCTGAACCGTTCCGGCTTGTGATAAGTAGGGACGGTTTTATTTTGATAATATTTCTGTTAAAAGATAACCCATGAATTATATGTTCCTTTATCTTTGCACACTATTAACATCAATTTATGTATCATGGCTGAAAAAGAATCTTATTCCGAAGAGGAATTGAATGAAATGATCGTATGGTTCAATAACCATGCTGATGAACTTCCCAAAGAAATGCAGATTAACAAAGCGGCTTTTACCCCGGATTTGAAACTTACTGTTGAAAGTTGTATCATGCAGGCTAAGCAATGTCTGGGTAACTATAAGATGGCCGGAGCTTTCCGGATGCTCCAACAAATCAGAGAGAACCTTGAAAAGGCGGCCCAATAAGCTGCCTTTTCAATATCCTTCTGGAAACTTTCTTTACTTTACTTCAAAACACACCGATACTTCACTAAGTTTGCCCTTATGTAGTTGATAAACATAACATTCTACCATGTCCCCTTTAAACTCTTGAAGTTTATTGTTTAAATACTCCTTTATTTCATTTTTACAGTTAAAATACATATTCCATTCTTTTAAAATCGGTTCATCTGGACCACTCCATACTTCTAACGTACATGGACAATTCTTTATAATTCTACTCATTATGAAATTGTTTATATAGGGACATTCATTAAATATTACAAAATCAGCCAACTAATTCATACACAAAGTATTGCGAATTAGTTGGCTTTTTTGTATCTT